ACTTGATAAATGGGATAATGGAGAATTAGATTTTACTCCTACTTGTCCAAGAAATACATACAATAATCAGTTTGAATATATGGTTAATTATATGACTGTATTAGCTGATAGGGCAGCTATGGAAGGCATTGAACTGTAAAAACGTAAATTCGAAATTCTTTTAAATCGAAATAGAGAATATATAAGTGTAACAAGGCGATAGCCTAAAATATAAAGTTTAAAATTCAAAGTTAAAAAGGAGAGAACATTATGACAACAGAAAAGATGACAATTCACAAGGCACTTGCAGAGTTAAAAATCGTAGATGACAGAATTATTTCTGCAATCAATGGTGGTACTTATTGTGTAGCAAACAAGCATTCCAATGAAAAGATTAAGGGTGTGCCAGTTAAGGAATATGAAGGCGTTATGCAGGGCTACTACGACAAGGCAACAGACCTTATTAAAAGAAGAAATGCAATCAAGAGAGCAGTTGTTTTATCAAATGCTACAACAAAGGTTTCTATTAATGGTATTGAATACACAGTGGCAGAAGCTATTGAAATGAAGAATCATGGTGTAGAGTTTGATGAGAAGATGTTAGCCGCATTAAAGAAACAGTATGATAAGGCACAGGCTGAAATCCTCAAACAGAACGGTGATGACCTTGAAAAGAGAGCAGAACAGTATGTAATTGGCATTTACGGTTCTAAGGAAGGCAAGACTAATACAGATGATTTCGAGAAGACAAAGAAAGATTTTATCAATGCAAATTCATATGAGTTAATTGATCCTATTAAGATTTTAGACAAAATTAATACATTAGAAGAGAGCATTGCATCTTTCAAAGCAGAAGTAGATGCTTCACTTAGCACATCAAATGCTGTAACAGAGATTGAAATTAACTATTAAAGAGAGAATAGTTAATTAGAAGTTATTCACTGTTTACCGAAAACTTTAAACTACAACTCATCAGTCTTTTGCAGATATAGACTTATGTAAAGCTGAAAAAGAAATCTGCAAAATAATAAAAAATGCAAATTATTGAATTGATAAAAGATGATTAATTTATATGATTTGTATAATTTCAACTTACTACAGTACATAATTCGGCAAGATAATGGTGAAACCATTGGCTGATATGTATAACATCAAATATGAAATTATACTTTAATTATCAGATTGCCTACGATAATGATAGGTGTGTGCTGTAAAGTTTAAAGTTGTAAGACTCAAATAACAACGCTCAGAAGTTCAAAGTTTAAATTATGAGTCAAAGTTAAAAGAGTAAATAGTAAAGTTGTAAAGATTTATCAAAACCTTGATATACAGTTTAGCATAGTTGTATTTGGCTGTAAGCATCTGCAAGGCTGGTAAATGGTGAATAATTTTATATAAAACCTTGGGTGTTTTATGGAGTGTTTAAGCACTCCACTCTTCCAAGAGTGTGATTTATATGTTACAGGAATATTCGAGAGTAATTAACTTGAATATTCCATTAAACATCCAAGTGAAAGGTAATCCCAAAGGTTCACAAAACAATTGGATAGAGGCTATGGTTTTTAGCCGTTTATCAAATATTTTGATAATAAATGGTATTTTTTAAAGCCAATGAATCTGACATTTCTTGGTGCAGATTGGAGAATATTATTATGGAATATAAAAGAGGTCGTAGGGCGTGTCTTAATTTGATACGAGATCCAGTAGATAATTACATAGAACATAAAGATGAAATCGAAGAAATTCTTAAACCATTCACAGTAGTTCCACGAAATAAAATATCTAAAGTAGATACAGACCAATGGTTATATATTAGTTCGGCTTGGCGAGATAAAAATTATGTAAGAGCAGTTGAAATTTGTAAGGGTAGTAAGATTTACAGTACGGATGAAAATGACTTATATGAATTAGACAAAGAATTGAATGAACTTGGATTTAAGACAAGAATGGGTAGAAATTGCGATACAGGAACTTTAAGTATTGCAGTTTTAGAAGAACCTAAAGAGGTGAAAAATTGAAAATATGTGTAACAGGTCATAGACCGAATAAATTATATGGATATAATTTATCTGATCCACGTTGGCAGAGATTAAAAGAGCAATTCAAATCAATTTTAAAAGAGAATAATTGTGAGGAAGCAATTACAGGAATGGCTCTTGGAGTTGATACAGTGTTTGCATTGGCAGTATTAGAATTAAAAAACGAAGGATATAACATTAAGCTGCATTGTGCAATCCCTTGTAAAAATCATTCCTGCAAGTGGATTAAAGAAAGTGTTGACCAATACAATTACATTCTTTCTAAAGCAGATATCGTCAAGTTGGTATCTAATGAAGAATATAAGCCTTGGTTAATGCAGAAAAGAAATGAATATATGGTTGATTTAGCTGATAAAGTTATTGCAGTTTGGGATGGCTCAAAAGGTGGAACAGCAAATTGCGTAAAATATGCTAAGAAGGTTGGTAAAGAAATCATCAGGATCGAGTAATAAAAAGAGAATATACAGTTGTGAGGTAAAGAATATGAGATTTGAAAAAGAGACAGAGAATAAAATTAGAGAAGCATTTCGTCAGGAAGATTTTCAGAACTTTATGTTTGAGGCAGTTTTTGGTGAATCAAAAGACGAAGATGAATTATATAAAAATGTATACAAATTTGAACTTGAAGAGGTGGAAGATAGATTGGTCTATTTAGTAAAATCTCATATTCATCACAATGTTCCTATCAATAGAAATGCTATCGTTACTTTCATTATTGAAAATATAGCAGAAAATCTTGGTGGTGATGATTTGGATTGCAAAAATATAAAATTCTTTGCTTTCTGTAATCATCTATACTACATAATTTTTGATATACTAAGCCATATTTTATGAAAGATGTAATGGATAAGGATAAAAGACAGAATTGATATAAAACAGAGAATATATAGTTGGAGGTGAGATTATTATAGAATACGATTTTGAAGGAAAAGAAAATGCTATCACAGCAGAACATTTAAGAAATGGTCAAACTTGTAAAGTGGTTGGATTTGGTCAGTCAATGACACCAATACTTAAATCAGGTCAACCAGTAATTTGTAAGCCTGTGACAGAAGATACAGAGTTAAAAAAGAATGATATTGTACTCTGTAAGATTAAAGGTAATTATTATTTACATAAAATTTCAGCCATTAAAAATGGTGTTAGTTACCAGATTTCAAATAATCATGGTCATATCAATGGCACAATTACAAGAAGCAATATCTTTGGTATTGTTGTTGAAATTCTTTAAGACTCATTCGAGTCACAATTTCCAATAAAAATGAAAACCAAATAGAAAAACATATAGGAGAGTCTTATGTGGATTAACAGAACAAAGTATGAAGTCGAAAAGCTGAAATATAGACAGAGAATATCTTATTTAGAGAATCTTATCTGTCCATGTGAGTCACATGATTATGTTGAAATAGATTATGAAATTATTGACGAACATAGTACAGTAAAACACATTTTCAGATGTAAGAAATGTGGAAAATTATACGATGAATTAAGTTCAGTGTAAATCACTGTTTCATTCGGATTTTGAGGAGGTGAGAAAAATAGAAGACATTGATATTTTTCAAGCAATATTAAATAAGAACTACGATGTTTGTTATGAAATTGAAAAAGGTTGTGGTGAGAGATGGGCTAATGGTGAATTAGTAAATTATAATTCAGGTAATGTAATTTTATATAACCACGATAGACAAGTTATTTATCATATTCCATACAAAGGAATTAAATGGCTATTGCCATGTAAATCTAAATCAAAGTAATCAGTCTTGAACGATTCAGTTCAAAAATCCCAAAAATCAAAATTGAATAGAGAATATAAATATGGGTGGAAGAACAGCATACCCTTGGGTTTTTATACTCAAAAATCACTGTTGAAGATAGATTTTTACATAAATTTATTTTCTGTGTTCCAGTCGCAAGACTGTTCAAATATAGTTATCAAAAAATTTTATTACATATTATAAGGAGGACATTTTTTAAATGGCAGAGACAAAGAAAAAAGGAAGATTATTTGATTTACCTGAGACAAAGGGTGCGTTCCAGTTAAAGGGAGTTGTATCTGGTATGGAGAAGGATACAGCATTTAAGGAAATTAAGACCAAGAGTGGTAAGCCTATGAGAATGCTTAATTTTGGCACAAGTTATCTTGATAGTGAAACATTATATGTCAATCTTCAGGGAATGGAGCAGGAGAATGTTTATTTCTCTAAGAGAGCTGAGAAGAAGGGCGAAAAGGCTGATACTGTAAAAGTACCTTGGGCTGATAGATTCTCTTATAACCGTGAAGGCTATCGTATGATTGGTAAGAATATTGGTGTAAAGAAGAAGGTTGATTCTGAGGGTAAAACAGTTAATGACAAGAAGGTTCTTACAGATTTTGATGCTTGTAAGGAAGTTAAAGAGAATCTGAAAGATGGTGCAAGTGTATTTATTCGTGGAAATCTTGATTATAGCAGCTTTACAGATGACAAGGGTAATAAGAGAACATCTACAAAGCTTGTTCCAAATCAGATTTCACTTTGCTCAGAGGTCAACTTCGATGATGAGAAGTTCGAGAAGCAGAACGATTTCAACCAGGTAATTATTTTCATGGGTATCGAGCAGGAAAAGGATGATAACGATAAGCCAACAGGTAGATTTATTGTCCTTGCAAAGATTGTTACATACAGCAATATTGAGGATGTTCAGTTTATCATTGAGGATAAGGCTCTCGCTAATAAGTTTAATAAGTCACTTAAACCTTACAATGCAATTAAGGTAAGTGGACATATGGTTTCTTCTACTCAGACAGAGACAGTTACAACAGATGATGATGACAATTGGGGTGAAGAGGACAGTATGGATAAAGTATCTGCACCTACAAAGAGAGAGTTTATTATCACAGGAGCAAAGGGTTCTTCAATTGATAAGGAACTTTACACAGAGGAGAATGTAACAGAGGCTATTGCAAAGATTAAGAATGCAAATAAGGCAGAGGAGAGTTTTGGTTCTGACTCTAATGACGATTGGGGAAGTGCTGATGGTCTTGACGGATCAGACGAGGATGAAGCTTGGGATTAATCCTTTAGCAACTAGAGAATAACTAAGTGGAACGTCAGAAATGGCGTTCCAATAAATCAATATTATAGAATTACGGAGGAATTATTTAATGGCAAAAGCAAGAAAAGCATCAGTAACAGAAAGTAAATTAGGAATGATTTTATATGGTAAACCATTTACAGGTAAATCAACTATGGCAATGCAACTTGCGTATTTTAAGCGTCCTGATGGAAAGCCTTTCAGAGTTTTATATCTTGATCCTGAGTCTGGTTCAATTGATGATTACCTTGGCGATTTAGAAGCAAATGGTGTAAATCTTGAAAATATTTATATTGTTTATACACAGTCTCTTGGAGAAGTAAGACAGTATATTGCAAAGGTAAAGAATAATGAAGATTTCTACGAGTTAGACGATGATGGCAATGAAACAGATGATGTTGTTGTAGATGCGGATGGAGAACCATTTAGAGCAGATGCAATCGTTGTTGATGGTACTACAATTCTTAATTTAACAACAAAACAGGGATTAGTAGAGTTCTCTAAAAAGAGAAATAAGGTTAAAGCTGACAAAGATGGACTTGTAGGAGATGCTAGGCTCGTAAAAATTGAAGGGGCTGGAATGGAATTAAAGGATTACCAGACTGTTAATTTTAAAGGTCAGGATTTAATTCTTGATTTAATGTCATCTGGTGTTCATTATATTGTAACTGCAAGAGAAACAGATGAGAAGGAAACAATTAAGTTACCTGATGAAACAACTCAGAGTGTGGTTACTGGAAGAAAGATTCCAGATGGATTTAAAGGAATGGATCACAATGTTAAGACTGAGATTCGTATGTTTAGAAATGAAGACGGAACAGTTTGTGCATGGATTGAAAAGGATAGAACCCATGTACATGATGATTATGTAACTATTGAAGATCCAACATTAGTTGACTGGCAGGCAGTTATTGATAAAACAGCAGGAAAATCAAAATTCGTTCTCAAGAATGATTTAACAAAAGCTGTTGATATTGAGCAGGATATTTATAGAAAGGAAATTCTTGGTCAGGTTGGCGAACCAACTGAAGAGGATACTACATCTAATGATGGACATGCAGATATTGAAGCGATTAAGAAAGAAATCATTGCTAAAAGAAATGCACTTCCACCAATTGAGAAGAAAGCCATGAAGGAAAAACTTGAAGCAGCAGGACTTCCTACAGCATACAAGAATGTGACTGATGTTGAGATTCTTAATAAAGTATTAGCAATGTTTGATTAAATTTGGCTTATGTAAAGGTAGGATTATGGCAAGATACACAGGTAACAATAAAAATGGCGTTAAAAGAAAATGTGGTTGTTGCGGAGAAAACCTTTATATAAACAAGAATAATATTGACGATGCAATCTACTATGATAAAAAAACATATCATAGTAGTTGCTTTATCAATATATGTCAGAAGCGTATTGCTAATAAAAGAGCAGACGTATCAGCAAAATGGACTTGGGTATATGACCACATTGATTCTATAAAAAAAGATACATACTCACATCTCGCAGTAGCAATAGAGCAAGACGAGATATTTGAATTTATTAAAGAAGCATATGATTTGACAATTATCCCTACTACCGTGTGGCAGAAGTTGTGTAACATTTACAATGGAACTTTTAAAGGGATGTCGGTAGGTATTCCACCTTCAGACTTACTTGATATGTGGCAAAGAAAAATAGATATGCTTAATGGTATTGCAAAAAAGAATGAAGTAAAAGGTATTCATATGCAGCCAGAACAACGACTTTCGTATGATTTATCCATTTTGGTTAATAAATATGACAGTTATTTAAGGTGGAAAGAAAAACAGAA